GACTGCTTTCTGGGAGTCCTCAGCTTTACGCAGACTTCTTCCTATTGATTGTAATACTTTAATCTCAGACTTCGAAGAAGTAGCAAAGATAACATTATCCAATCTTTTAATATTAACACCAGTACTGAATACACCGTAAGAAGCAAGTATATCATGTTGCTTAATTGGATCGTTCTCAACTAGATGTCGAACTCTTTCACGTTCATCCCCTTTCGTGGCGCCGTATATAAAATGCAGTTCACGACCTTCTTTCTTTAACATTGGTGCGAGTACTTTACCATGTTTCTCAACCAAGTCAAATAGAACTAGATTGTTCTGACCTTTTAGAGACCATAACAAATTACGTATAAAAAGATTTCTCTTTTCATGATTAACAATAAACTCTCTTTCAGCAGGCCATCTACGTTGTGCTTCTTTTACCTGACCCATTGCCTTTTTAAATTCCTTTCGTACTTCTTTTGAATGCGATAGAACAATTGCTTTAATCTCAAAGTCAGCAACAGTACCTTCGTCCATTAAACGTTTAGTACTAACGATTCTTTTTACTTCGCCGAAACAACCTTCAAGTACTAACCTATGCGTTTTACTTTCAGCTGATTTAAGAGTACCTGTAAAGCCATGACGGTATTCGCAGTTATTCATTTTATGCATGATCGTTGTTAAAGACTTAGCTTGGAACGTATGAGCTTCATCACCCATTACACAACCGAACTGGTCAAACCAATCTTTATCTTGTTTAACTAATGACTGCCATGTAGATATAACAATAGGAGCTTTAGTATTCTTATCAACTCCACCTTGTATTTTATAGATTAAAGATGCATCACAACCGTAATCAACAAAGTCACCGGCCATCTGATGCACTAACGATATAGTTGGAACAATAATTAATGTTCTTAATCCTAATGATTGATAGTAATGCTGCTGTAACAAATAAATGATTAATGATTTACCTGAAGATGTTGGAGATAGAGATAACGATCTTCTTTTCTGAATAGCGTTAATAATATATTCTTCTTGATAGTCGCGTGGTGTAAATTTACAATTGATCTCTTTACATAACTCAGCAATATAGCCTTCTTCTACTAGTTCGTCAGCGCCAATACCATCAGGAGCATCTAATACATAGTCTCTATCATCACAAAACTTTTTAAGATGGGCATATAGACCAACGTATAAAACTGGTCGCATAGGTTGAAACATACGAATAGTTCCATCCCATATTCTTGCTTTATATTTTGGAGAGAATTGATAACCTTCAGGCTTAAAAGAAAAGTACTCTGACAATTCCATCTTAACACCTGAATCAGCCACGATTCTCATATAGACCGAATCAACTGGATCTATTGTAATTACTTCACTCATTAATCATTCGCTTTTAATATTATTTTAATTAGTTTAGGTACGTAAACAAAGAATAGTGCAGAACCCCAAAATATTAGTAGTGCTATTACGTATACTTTCCAGTTTGATAGATTAACAGCGAATCCTATAGACACCAGAGCAATCCATAATGTATCTGCTAATCCGTGGACTATCTTCCACTTACTTCCGAGCTTGGCCATTAAGGCTTCTCTCTTTGTAGCAAACCAAGGATGTACATGACGCATAATCACGAATCCTTCGTTAAGAACCATTAATATAAATCCAATCCAAAAAATCATAGCTTCACCGCCAATAGTAGTAAGATAGCAAGTAGTAACATGTTAGTCATAAAGATACCTATTGCTAATATCGTATGATACCATATCCATCTAGTTTTGTATGCGTTTTCAACAGTTAATGCCGTAGGATCTATATCATCCTTCATCATATCTATTACAACTGTTTCTTGTTTAATTTGTTTTACTTCTGGTTTCTTCCAGAATCTTGTGATCCAATCCATTATTACTAATAGTCTCCTGCTTGGAATTTCAATACATCAATCATTGATTTGATAATGAAGTTCCGGCTGTGTAGTGTTTTTATTATATCTTCGAGGTAGTTTGCATTGGCAGTATGAAAATCAATGGTGAGACTCATTTTAATAACATCTTTATCTGCTTGAATGTATTTGTCTAAATCGGCGCGAAGTACTTTAAGTTGGTACGGTCTCCAACCATTACGCTTGAGTTCTTCTTCCGACATTGATCCGTCATAATACTCACGCTTAAGCATGTGCATTGAGGTATAGTCTGATTTGAGTTTTTTAACACGAAGTACTTCCTTATAATAAAGGTTATAATACTTCGAGTGCATTTGAGGTATTCTTCGAGCTTCACCTACTAAGTTCGTTTCATCAATAATGCAATCCACTGCCCATAAGGCTGATATATCATTTGTATCCATAATTTATTCCAAAACTTTAAATTCATATCTATTATATCAAATAATAGGTCACATGTCAATAGTTGATTCTATAATTGTTCCATCTGCATTGTATCATATCGCATTGTAACACTACAAGTTGCATAGGCAACATCTTGCACATTAATATCAAGATCAATCTGTCCGAGATTTGTAGGAAAGCAATTCGTAAACTTAAACCGCAGATTTGGATTCTTGTGCGAGTTAGTTACTGTAAGTATAATATCAGAAGTAACTCCATCTTTACCTGCGTCTATTAAAGCTCGTTGCTTTGTTGATTCAGGAGAAGCAATACCTTCCATCCAATTTAATATTTCTTTATAGTTATTCATATTCTCATCAACGATAAAAGTTAGAGTCAAATCGTCGTACTGTATTTTATCTTGCTCCATATAAATCGCGGCTAAAGGAGTATCAATAGTAACAGGAGTAGCACTAATAGATGGTATCGTAATCTTTTGAGTAAAGAACTCAACGTTAGGAATACGTGATATGCTTATCGCAAAATTCGATGGAGATAAGTAATTGTTAATGATTTCTGGCATGGTCTCAATTCCAATAAATAGTTCTATAATTGTTTATTAATACTATTTATATAAAATGAGGTAGATCATGTTTGATGTTAAAAGTTTGAATTATGAAATGGACACCGCAGGGATGTCAATGAACGAAGTCACTAACCTGCACAATCAGATGTTTGTAACAAAAGACTATGATTGGTGGTATGATGTTTTGCCTGATGATATGGTAGTTGATGTTGGCGCAGGAATTGGTATGTTTTCCGCTAAAGCTTTAGATGCTGGTGCAAGGAAAGTTTATATGATTGAGCCGAACAAAAGATTACTTAAGACTGCGTGTAAGAACGTATCGGAACACATGTTCAGTCAAGAAGAACCAAAAGTATTACCTATTCATGCGGCTATGGGTAGAACTGATGTTGATCTATCTAACATATATAAGTCTGCTTCATTAATCGAAGATACCGAAGAACCTAAATTAATGTCCTTGCCTGAATTAATAGAGTACTACGATTTAAAAACTATTGACTTTTTAAAGGTTGATGCTTGTGGTGCAGAGTTTAATATTCTTCATTGGGAACACAGAGACTTTCTATTAACTCAGGTTAGACATATTGCTTGTCGAGTTTATTTGTCTACTCAGTATGGAGCTAACCAAAAGTTTCTTGATTGGAGAGATCAGTTTCTAAAAGTAGCTCGAGATCAAAACCGATTATACTTTCAAGATCCAACGATGATAGAAAAGATATTTAAAAATGATTGGCACAAACACGTACCGATGAGCTTTATGGTTTATATTAAGAATTGGTAATATACAACATAAAAGAACTCCATTTAGAAAAGTCTCCGGCGTTTAAGAAATTATCGTCGTAGGCTTTTTCTCTATCTTCATGTTCAAGAAAGCGAACTTGGTTTGTATCAAACTTCGTTAACAAACCATCTCTGAATTTTTTCCAATTGTGTACACAACCTGAATAGGCGTTTAGGTGAAACTCAACTGCGATATGTTTTACGCTCTGTCGTAGATATGGAAAGTTTATATCAGTAAAGATACCATACTCACCACCTTCACAATCAATCTTTAAGTAATCTATTTTTGGTATATTGTAATCAACGACTAAGTCTAAGAACGACATCTTTTCGTAATCACTACTACCTTCGCCAACCTCACCAAAGATATTATCAAAATGCTTTGCGGTAGATCCAATCCCTGCGTGAATAGGCTCAATTGGAGTACTGCCATTGTCTATATGATAATCTGCAGTGTTTCTTAAAAGAGTTTTGAGATGCTTCTTGCTAGGTTCAACACTAACGATACGACTTGCAGAACGATCCAAAGCATGACAAGTAAAGAAACCAACACAAGCACCAATGTCGACAACCACGTCACCTTCATTAACGTCACGCCACCAAGTATAATCTTTCCTAAAAAAGAATTCATGATATAATGTCTGTACATCTGTTATTGGTAATCCTTCAGTAATTAAATTAAGGTTTAGATATTTTCCTGTATTCATACTAATACTTCCACTAGGTTCATCAATACGGCAGTACCACTTATTGCACTACCAATCATAATTGCCTTATCATTCCAACAGTGTCCAACGTATACCCAAGAGCTTGCTGCTAATGCATAACATATTTGACCTGTGATACTAAATCCTGCACTCATTATAAACACGCCGACCACCCCCAATACAGTTGCTAACCATTTAACGTAACTATCTACTGTTCCTGTTGGAGTAGCCGGCTTCAAGTCCTCAACTTCTAATTGAAGTACTTCCATTTCTTCTTTAAGTCTTTTACGTTCGGCGTTAAGTTCCATAGCAAGTCTTCCTGCTTTGGACATTGTACTTCCGGCAAACTCTGCTTGAATCTCAGGACTAATTTGACCTTCTACTTTTGCTACTCGTTCAGCTTCGTCCCTATTCATATCAATTACCAGTTATGTATGTTACCAGCTATAATAAAGAAACAAGTACAAAAGTTTACCAACACAATAACAGTTCTAATCATTGCTATCTTGTCGGCTTCTCTATCAGTCGTTCCTTCCTTTTCGCCTATTGCTTTTGCCCATAGCCGCCATAAGTTTTTCATTTTACAAAGTCTTCTTGGATATAATCTTCAAGCATGTTCCGTGCATACTTTGCCATCTGCTCGAGTTTAATAACTAAAAGTTCTGCATCAGGAATATCTATAGGTCGAATCTTATCGTATATTGTATAACTTTCAAAATGGTTCTCAATCAATTTTTCAAAATCAAAGATTGTTTCAATAGAAGGTTCACTGTAGTTAGCACCAACAAAGATAGAAACTTCAACGCCTCTCTCGTCTATGTGCGCTGATGTATCAATTTCTAATTGAGTTGTATTGCTATTACTTGCCACTATACATTCTCCAAGTCTGTTTTAAATTGTTCTGCTGGCGAAGTCTTTTCCCATAGGCTTAACGTTTGTTTACTATCAGCAATCAGTTTCTTTAACTTTACAATTTCTTCTTGTGTAAGGTTCAAGATACTTAATGCGAGCAATCGGTTTGTATCACCTCCTAGTGCCGATGTCTCTTGCATTATTTGATTGACGACCTGTACTTTAGTGTTATCCTTAAACACAATACGACCATCAACATTTGCCTGAATAAACTCCATCTTGACATTAAGCCAACGGACCTCTTCATTATACTCTTTAACGCGAGCGTCAATTCTCTGCTGTAGTATCCCAAGGCGGTAGTCACAAAAGTCCTTTATAAGGGATCGAGCATCTGTGTATTCGCGAAGTTTACCTTCAAAATCTATAACTGTTAGGTTTTGTGAGAATGGCTTGCTTAACTTGAATTTGGTAATAAGCTTTATATCATTCCATTTAGCAGAAGATAATTTAAGTTTAACTTCAAAGTGGAAACCGTTCTTATTACATTTGTCTTCATAAGATACAATATCACCTTCATCTTCGAGCTTATCTAATACCTTAACATAACCTTCTCGGTCAAATCCGTATGGTACTTCAGTAATAGAAACAGCAGTCTTGCCTTTCCTTACAAAGGTACCGTTGGCAGTATACTTAGTAGGATCTTCTTTACTCTGTTCAACTGTCCCACTGAAATCAGGAAACTTAACTGAAGGCTTTATAGTAATCTTGCCTTTATCTAAATACTGAACACAGGCCTTTCTAAGATCCTTAGGATTGTGTGGTAGTATGTTTGTAGCAAATCCTGTAGCAATACCTTTGGTTCCATTCACTAA